CGAGCCGTCGCGATCAGCATCGACGATCACGTCGCCGTCGAACGCGAGCACGATGCCCGAGGGGAGGGTCGCTTCGATCGTGTAGTCGATCTTGAGGTCCGCGTAGGTCATCTCGTATCTCCATATCCATCCGATGCACACATCATACCGTGCCCAGCGGGCATGTCAACTACCATTCAACGCAGCCGACCTCTTTTATGCCCTCTGCGTAGCTGCCGCCTTCAAGGATCCTCAGCATGGTCTGCTTCTTCGGAGGCCATTCGATCTCCATCTCCATGATGTAGATCCACCCCCGATCCTCTCCCTCCTCCTTCAGGCCATTACGGATCTGCTTCGCTCGTCGCGTTGCAGCAGAAACCGACGTGAAATATTCCGCCTCTCCGTATCCATGCAGGTAGTAGAACTTGGTCGTCTTCATCATCGCCTCCGAAGGGGTAGGGGAGGGGCCGAAGCCCCTCCCTCAGAAATTGTAGTCGTGGAACTTCACGGGCTTGTCGGACAGGCTGTAGCGGTTCCCGTACTTGTCCTTCCAGCCGCGCTTGCCGAGGCGGATGCGGAAGACCGTAGCAGTGTCGGACGAAGTGATGATCCACTTCTGCTCGTTCTGCCGGGAGCAGTGGCCGAAGAAGCCGCCCGGCGCGAAGCCGAGGTCGTTCTCGGGGTTCGCTCGGACCGCGTCCATGCGGCGGATCTCGATCGTCTTATCGCTGACGACGCGGATGACCTCGTAGGGGTTCACGTCCGAGTAACCGTAGTTGTTGGCGTACTGCATCTCAATCTCCATCAGTTGAAGGGTAGGGGGGGCCGAAGCCCCCATCAGTCGATCACACTGGCGATCTTCGGGATCGCTTTATCGGAATAGTAGTCGTTGAGCATGACGGCGTAGGCGTCGGCCTCGCCAAGGTTCGCGAAGCAGCCCTGCGCGATCGTGTAGGTCGTGCCAGAGTGGAGGTCTTCGATCAGGATTGCGATGGTGTTCTTGAACATCTCTCATCTCCATCAATCGGTCGTCCATCGACCATGCATGTAGATTACGCCTGCCCAGCGGGCATGTCAACAGCCATTTTCTTGCGCCTGAAATCTCGTGCTACCGTCTTGATATGGTTCAGCATTTCGATCTTGAACTCACGCACAGCCTGTCGATCGTTGGGATCGATCCCGGCCCTTTTTGCGACCAGCAGCGTGCGTTTCGTGATGTTAGGCCATCCGCGCTTCATTTCGCCCTCAACACATCGTTCCAGTCCTCGCCCGCTTTCTCCGGGATATGAACTTCCGCCTCCCGGTTGAACCGGATCTTGATCTTATTGGCCAGATCATATGCCCGAGCCTGCCCGTAAAAATTTTCGTCGTTATCCCCGAACACGACCACCTTCTTCACGATGTCGGGCGGGCTCCACTTCGACAGGCACACGCCGTTGATCGCAGCCCATACCGGGATCCGGTGCAGCATCGCTGCACTCATGGCGGTCTCGACACCCTCGGCAATGCCCATGACCTCCGCAGCAGGCCAGAGAGGGATTGCACAACCGTCCGGCAGCGTGCCGCGCATCACCAGCCGCTTCATCTGCACACCCGGCCTCCAGCCGCCTTCGGGCAGGAACGTGCGGTGCAGGTTCACGCCACGGCCCCTGTGATCGGTCACGCGACAGATCATGCAGTGCCCAAGCTCCCGGACCATCGGAGACGGCCAGAACCGACCCGTACGCGCCACGAGATACCGCCCTACAGGCGACGTCTCGGTCGGGATCGTAGCGTCCGACCACAGCCGCGCCATCTCAGCCCGGCTGACGCTCTCGTCGATCTGCTCTTGCTTTGGATCGATCGCCACGTTCTCGATTTCCTCCCTGATCTTCCTCGACACCTCGGCGAACGTCATCCGCGCCACCGATCCCGCCAGCTTGAAGCCGTCACCGGATCCGCACCCGTTGCAGACGTAGGTGCCGTCCCCGTTCGAGTTGATGAAGCGAAACCGATCGGTCCCTCCGCAGCAGGGACAGGCCTGATGCTTGCCGTTCAGCAGCCGCACATCGACCCCGAACATCGGCAGCAACGCACGCCACCTGCCCCGCGCGACGTCCTTAACGTACTGCCGCTGCACTGGTCTTCTCCCTCTGCTTCGCCTTCAGAATGTTATAGTGCCGGATCCACGCCTCGGTGGCGGGGCTGATGTACTGCGCGAGCCTCTCCTGCAGCGAGTTGGCCGGACCGACCTTCATCCGGTGCTTGTACGCCCAATAGGCCCAGCCACGCTTATAGCCCCGCAGATGAGCATGCAGCAGCAGTTCGCTCCAGAACGCCTGCTTCTTCTCGATCGGCCACTCGGTGGCGCGGATCGATTTCTCCCGCGTCAGTTCATAAAGCTCACCCATCTCGGTCTCGACCTTGTTCACCGGGGTGGCCTCGAACCCGCACGCGGGGCAGGTGCGGACCTTGGGAGGCCGCAGGTACGCACACTTCGGGCACTCCTTCGGCAGCGCCTCACGCTTCTCCGGGACAGCCCGCTTCCGCTCGCCGTCGTCCAGCGCATCGTGATGAATGTCGGTCACGAAACCGAGCTTCAGCGTCGTGTCGCTGTGGTCGAGGATCAGGCAGTGGTCTTTTCCCAAAGCCTTGCGCAATCCCCGCCCGATCATCTGCGTGTACAGGATCTCGGACTTGGTAGGGCGGGCGAGGATAATGCAACGCACGTCGCTGTCGAACCCGGTGGTCAAGACGCCCACGTTGCAGATCACCTTGATCTCGCGGGCCTCGAACTGCCGCACGATCGCCGCCCGCTCCTCGCGATCGGTGAAAGCATCCATGTACCCCGTCGGGATGTTCGCAGCCTCGAACTGCTGTTGGATGTGCTTCGCATGCACCCGGTTCACCGCGAAGCAGATGGTCGGGCGGTGGAACGCCTTCTCGATCCACGTCGACACGATGTCCGCCACGAGGTGGCCCTTGTCCATCGCCTTCGCGAGGTCATTCTCGGCGTAGTCGCCCATGCGGGTGCGGACGCCCGTCAAGTCGGGATGCGCAGGAGCATACACCTTAAAGTCGGACAGGACGCCCCTCTCGATCAGCACCGAGGTCGTCGTGGCGATGATCAGGTCATCCCACACCTTGCCCATGCCCTTCGCCCAAGGGGTCGCCGTCAGGCCGACGAACGGGATCTTCGACCAAGCCTCCATCCCGATCCAGTCGATCAGGAACTTGTATTGCACATGCGCCTCATCGACGATCACGAGGTCGACGTCGGGCAGGTCTCGCCGCATCAGCGTCTGCATCGAACAGACCTGAACAGGCTGACGAGGGTCGGTCATCTCGTGGTTGCCCTGCATGACGCCGATGTCGTTGATCCCGGCGTCTTGAAACCGGAGCACGGTCTGATCGATCAGGGACAGCATCGGGACGACGAACATCACGCGCTTGTACTTCGCCAGCGCCATGTTGATGATCGCCGCAGCGATGACGGTTTTGCCCGCCCCGGTAGGTGCCTGCACGCACGGCCTACGGTGTCCGGTCGCCAGAGACTGCCGCAGCTTGACGATCGTCTCAGCCTGATAATCACGCAGTTCCATTTCACATCTCCTCGCGTGTTTTACGCGGAAATTTTGGTCACACGTCCGCCGTCCGCCTACCCTCCCTCCCGGCTTGGGGCCGTTCGGAGGCGGTTGGAGGGGAGCATGTTCAAACCCCGTTTAGCGCCGATGCCCTGCCGAGTGCTTCGGCTATCGGGGGGCCACTCCGCTCCCTGCCCCGTAGGTGGGGCGACCCGGCTAGGGTCTTCGGGGGGTTGTTGGTCGGCGTTATTCCCTCGCACTGCTCTGCTACGGGACCGTCGGACGGTGAGTTCCGGCGGGGTCGGACAGGATTTAACGTCCCCTGACGGACACGGTTTGGGATGCTCGGACCCGTAACCGCCAAAAGGCCCAGAACCGCACTCGCTCCCGCTCGATCGGCATAAGCCGGGCGTTGCACGGAGTGCTGTCTTGCTGCGCTTGGCGGGAAAAGGTTGACGACAGGAAACGGGTACGATAGTTTTCCTGTCATCTGAACCTGTTTCCCGGCCAAGAGAAGCGTTTTGGTTCAGCAAGCCCCGGTGTTGAGAGCAAGTCTCTCCGCCGGGGCTTTTCACATCATGCATCGAACGCGAGCCACGCGTCAACGTCCTTCGCGGACAGGCCCATGATTTTCACGCGAGCCTTCTTCAGCTTGATCGCCTGCCGCAGGGCGACATTGCTCATCGCCTGTGTCGCCATGCGCGGGACGCGACGTTCGCCCGACAGCCACTTGTAGAGCGTCCGCTCGTGGATCCCGAGCATTTTCGCCACGCCCCGGTTATCGAGCCCGGTCTTGGCGAGAAGGCCGAGCATGTCCGCGACCGCCTTCTGGCCGACTTCTTTAGGCAGGTACATCAGAAAGCCTCCATCAAGAGAAAGGATCGCGCCGCATCGACGGACCAGAAATGCCCTACGTGCCCGTTAGCGGCGAGAGCCCGGTACTTCTTCCCTTCGTGCTCCGGATAGGTGACCTCGTTGATCCAGCCGCAGACGTGGCCGTCATACGCGATCGTGATGGTGCCGTCCGTGTCGAAGATCACCGAGACCATGGGCTCCCGGTAGATCGGGTGAGGGGTGTGATGCTGCTCGTCCTCGACGATGCCGACCATGTCGGCGATGTGCTTGGGGAGGTTGCCCATCACTCTGCTCCTTCGATCGGCGGGAACGTGTAGGTCTCTTTGCAGCCGTGCCGCATGAGACGACCATTGATTTCGATCGTACGCGACTTCGTCCAATCGTGCTCGTCCAGCACCGACCGCCAGTGCGGCTTGAAGATCCACAGGCCGGGCGAATAGCCGAAGTTCGGGCTCATGCGCGGCGTGAACCAAGCGAGGAAGTCTTCGAACTGCTGATCGGTGTAGAAGGTCATATCAATCTCCATCGGTTGAGAAGCGCATCATGCATGTGCCCAATGGGCATGTCAAGCGGAGGGCAACGTGGTTTGAGCAACCTCCTTTCATTTTTTTTGATCCCACATTGAGGGATCCGCCGGGATGTATTTGTTATCGACGAGATCCACGATTTTCCGGCTGACCATTTCATGCATCTTCCGACGAACCGTCTCAAACGGAATGTCGGTGGCGCTGACCAATTGAGCCCGTGTCACGGGGATCAAATAACCGGGTTTGCGCTTCGCAAGCTGAAGAACGGCTACCATCAGAACGAAATGGTCGCCCTGCAGCCCTTTCGCGCGGAACTCGCGATACGCTTTTACGATGTCATCCAGTTCCATTTCCGTCTCCTCAATGAAGGGGGAGTAGGCCGCTGCTTACGCAGCGACCGTGATCTTGGCGAGGGGCTTGGCCTTGAGGTTCTGGCGGGTGCCCTCGGTCTTGCAAAGCTCGACCTGCTCGTCGGTGAGGAAGCCGAGTTCCTTGGCGC